TTGACGGCTGGGCACTCGAAGCAGTCGCAGACCATCTGCAGGCCGTGTGCGATGGCTCAATCCGCAGGCTGATTATTAACATCCCGCCCCGCATGGGCAAAAGCACAATTACCAGCGCGGCATTCCCGGCATGGGTATGGGCGCAACGCAATTCGTCGCCAACCAGCGGCCCGTCCGTGCAATTCCTGCACGCGTCATACGCGCAGCAACTGTCGTTGCGTGATAGCGTCAAGTGTCGCCGGCTGATCGAAAGCCCGTGGTATCAATCGTTATGGGGCGACAGGTTTCACCTGCTTGGCGATCAAAACACCAAGTCTCGCTTTGACAACGATCAACGCGGCTCGCGCCTATCAACTTCAGTCGGATCAGCCCTGACCGGCGAAGGCGGGTCTATCATCGTGGTCGATGATCCCAATGCGGCGCAAGAAGCATTCAGCGACGCAACAATTGAATCAACGATTGAATGGTGGGACAGCGCGCTGTCAACGCGCCTTAACGACCCAAAAACTGGTGCATTTGTGGTGATCCAGCAACGCCTTGGCGAGGAAGACTTGACCGGCCACATTCTTTCAAAGGCAGTCGGCGATTGGACGCATTTGTGTTTGCCGATGCGGTTTGAGCCAGAACGATCTGCGGTCACATCGATCGGGTGGCAGGACCCGCGAACTGAAAACGGTGAGTTGCTCTGGCCGGAACGATTTGGAGAAGAAGAAGTCGCCATGCTTGAGCGCCAGCTTGGGCCGTGGTCCGCAGCGGGACAGTTGCAGCAATCTCCCCAGCCCAAAGGCGGCGGTATCTTCAAGCGTGACTGGTGGCAGCTCTGGGAGAGCCCGGATGACAGCTTTCCCCCGATGGAATTCGTTTTGGTAAGCGCTGACACTGCTTACACTCAGGATCAGGCGAACGATCCGACCGGTTGCACCGTCTGGGGCGTATACCGGGAAAAGGGCGCGCCGCGCATCATGCTGCTCAACGCATGGCGCAAGCACCTTGAGCTTCATGGCGTTTATGAGCCGCGCCTGGCCGACGAAACAACGGCAGAATTCAATAAGCGCACGCAACAAAAGTGGGGCTTGATCGAGTGGCTGGCTCATAGCTGTCGTAAGTACAAGGCTAGTCGGCTGATCATCGAAGGAAAAGCGTCCGGCCTGTCTGTTGCGCAGGAAATTCGCCGCCTGCACGGCACAGAGGGCTGGGGCGTTCAGATCGTGCAGCCGACCGGCGACAAGGTATCGAGGGCGCACGCCGTCCAGCCGATATTCTCGCAGTTGCTCGTATCTGCACCAGACAAGGAATGGGCTGAAACAGTCATCAGCGAAATGGAGAGCTTTCCCAAGGGTCGGTACAAAGACCTCACCGATAGCGCCACACAAGCCCTCAAGTTTCTGCGCGAAACCGGCCTGATAGTCCACCGCCACGAGGCCGACTACGAACTCACCGAATCGCTGCGTCACCGTGGCGGCTCATCCCAGCCGCTTTACCAGGTGTAACCGATGGCCGACAATCTTTGGAACCTAGGATCAACCGCCGGCACGCCAGCACCCGCAGGCGAAGATATCGTCATTGAGATCGAGGGCAACGCCGTGTCGCCCGATGGTGGCGTGACCGAACTCGCAGACGGTGGCGTGACAGTCGATCTGTCGCTTGAAGTCGACGACAAGCCGACCGCGCACTTCGATAACCTCGCCTTGAAGATGGACAGCAATGAAATGTCTCGCATTGCAGGCGAGCTAGTGGATGCCATCGAGACCGACGATCAATCCCGCGCCGAGTGGCTATCGACACGAGCGAAGGGCCTAGACCTGCTTGGCATCAAACTCGAAGACGCCAAGGGCGACGTCGGCAGTACCTCGGCACCCGTCGAAGGCATGTCGGTCGTTAGGCATCCGATCCTGCTCGAGGCCGTACTGATGGCGTGGGCCAATGCGCGCGCTGAACTGCTGCCTGCATCCGGTCCGGTAAAGGTGGTCGACACAGGCCAGCGTTCTCCCGAAGGCGACATCCTCGCCGATTGCTTGGAGAAAGACTTCAACACGTATTTGACAGTCAAGGCGCGCGAGTACGTGCCCGACACCGATCGTATGTTGTTAATGACAGTATTCGGTGGATCAGGATTTAAGAAGGTTTACGCCGACCCAATGCGGCGCCGACCTGTGTCCGAAAGCATCGACGCAGCCGACCTCATCGTCAACAACGCCACGACCGACCTGCGCAACGCTGGCCGCATTACGCACCGCATCAAGATGCGCCCGGCTATCATGAAGCGCATGAAGTTCCTGGGCGTTTACCGCGATGCTGATCTCACGCCGCCGTCCGTGGAAACCAACGTCGTCGAGCTCAAGGAAGCCAGCATCGAAGGCATCAACATCGAGTCTCAGCGAATCGAAGACCGCGAACACACTCTATATGAATGCTATTGCGAGTTGGATCTAGATCAGTTCGCTCCAAGACAGTTCAAAGGCGAAGGCCTGTTGCTGCCGTTCCGCGTCACGATCGACAAAGACAGCCGCGAAATTCTTGAACTGCGTCGTAATTGGGACGATGAGGACGAAGACTGTGAACCACGGACTACGTTCGTACATTATTCCTACGTTCCTGGCTTTGGGTTGTACGGCTGGGGTCTGCTGCATTTGCTCGGCAACAGCGCGGCGGCTCTTACAGCAACTTGGAGAATGGGCCTTGATACGGCCATGTTTGCCAACTTCCCAGGCTTCCTCATCGCCAAGCTCGCCGCCCGCCAGCAAACAAACGAATTGCGCGTGGCCGCCGGGTCGGGCGTGGTGGTCGATACTCAAGGGCTGCCGATCAACCAAGCCGTAATGCCACTGCCGTACAAAGACACGACGCAGGGCCTGCTTGGCATGATGGATAAAATACTCCAATCAGCCCAGCGCGTCGGCGGTGCCACAGAAACAAAGGTCGGCGAAGGCAAACAGGACGCACCCGTCGGCACCACAATCGCCCTGATCGAGCAGGCCACAAAGGTGGAAAGCGCCGTCCACAAAAACCTGCACCAAGCACAGTCCGAAGAATTTCAACTGCTGGCCAACTTGTTCCGCGAAGACCCAGAGTCGTTCTGGCGCGGCAACAAAAAGCCCGCCACCGATTGGGACAAGACGAAGTTCATCGCCGCGATCAATACCTACGGCATTACGCCCGTCGCCGACCCGAACACACCGTCGCACCTGCATCGCCTCATGAAGGCGACCGCCGTCAAGCAACTGCAGGCCGCCAACCCGCAACTGTACGATGCGAAGAACGTCGACCTGCAAGTGCTTAAGATCATGGGCTGGGACAATCCAGAATCGTTGTTTGCACCGCCGCAGGCTCCGGCTTCGGCGCCGCCCGACCCGCGTATGGCCAAGGTTCAAGTCGAAGCCCAGGCCAAAATGGACGAACTTAAAACCAGAGCCGTGCTGGCAATGGCTGATGCACAGGAAAAACAGAAAGACCGCGAACTCAAGCGAGAAATCGCAATGGTTGATCTGGCCCGCACGCTGGCGGTGCATCCTGAAGCGGAGCGTCTCGCTCAACAAACCATCGCAACGCCGTTCCCGGCTCAGCCAAATCAATAGGATCACCCAATGTCACACAAAGAATCTGCCAAGAAATCTCACGCCGACAAGATCGCTCGCATGTGCGGCGGCTACACGAAGAAGTCTAGCGGCGGCAGCACCGTCAAGCCGAAGATCGTCCACCGCAAGCGCGGCGGCAAGGTCATGAAGGCCGAGGGCGGCACTGCCCAGATGCGCCTCGACAAGAAGCCGCGCAAGCATCGTCAGAGTGGCGGTAGCATGCTCGGCACCGGTACTGTAACGGGTCCGAACGGTAAGACTATTATATCGCCGACTGCAACGCGCGCTAGCCCGAACGTTCCGCTTCCCCGCCGTCGTCCGGTTGAAGCCGATATTATGACCGCTGGTGACGCGCGCAAATATATGGAGAGCCGCAAGGAAGGCGGCAAGGTCACCAAGGGCACCTACGTCGGCGGCCACGATAGCAAAGCCGACTTGATCGCCGACAAGCAGCTCATCAAACGCGCCGTTGCGATGCACGACGCGCAGGAACACAAAGGCAACCACACCGACCTTTCCAAGCTCAAGAAAGGTGGCGTCATCCGCAAGGCCGCAGGCGGGCGTCTCGGGTTCAATCCGCGCAGCAAGAAAAAGGCTGGCACCAACGTCAACGTGATCGTCGCCCCGCATTCGGGTGCCGCCCCCGGTATGTCGTCGCTCGCCGCCCCGCCGCCGATGTTGCCGCCCCCGACAGGTGGTGCCCCAATGTCCCCGCCGATGGCCAGTGGCATGCCCGTCGGTATGCCCGGCGGTATGCGCCCCCCGATGCCAGCCGGTATGCCTCCCGGCATGCCAATGCGCAAAAAAGGTGGACGCGTTGAAATCAAAACGGGCACCAAGGCCGAGGGCATGCGCAACGGCACGCAGGTCACCCACTCGCCCGGCAAGAACGACCAGATGGATATCCGCAAGTTTCGCCCGGTTACCTACAAGGCTGGCGGCTCGGTCTATCCGAAGATGAAGTTTGGCGCGGGCTCGGGCGAAGGTCGCCTTGAGAAGGTTGAGAAGTACGGTCGCCAGAAATGAACTCGTTTGATTCGGCAGTAGCCAAAAGATTAGGCCAGTCCATCACCGCCGAAATTGACCGGTGCGTGAACGGGCTTGCCGGTGGCTCGGCTGCCGATTTCACCGAGTACCAAAAGCGCGTTGCCGCCATCACTGCCTATCGTGACGTACTGAACATGCTGACCGAGATCGAACAGGAACTAAAGCAGTGACCACGTTCTTCAAAGGCATATCACGCGACGGTCGCCTGCTGGCTCAAAAGCGGTATGCGGCGGGCGGCGCGCCAGCGTGGCAACGCGCTGAAGGCAAGAACCCCAATGGTGGCCTGAACGAAAAGGGCCGGCGATCGTATCACGAGGAAACCGGCGGGACACTTAAGCGCCCGCAGCCGGAAGGCGGGTCTCGGCGGGATTCATTTTGCGCGAGAATGGAAGGCATGAAGAAGAAACTAACCAGTGCCGCGACGGCTCGCGATCCAAACTCGCGCATAAACAAATCACTCAAAGCATGGAATTGCTGACATGACACCGATTATCGTAACCGTTTCTGACGCCTCCGGTGGCGTGAAATACAGCGACTTGGTTCGTTTCGATAGCTGGGCGCTGCCGAACATCGCCATTCAGTGCAATGTCACTGGCACTGTTAGCTACACCATCCAGACATCGCTGGACGATCCCAACTCACCGACCAACCCCGTCGCGTTGAACAGCATGACGTGGATCAACACCAACGACACGTCTGTCGTTGCCGCATCCGCGTCCGCTCAAAGCAACTTCATTTTCATCCCGACGTTTGCCCGAGTGAAGCTTAATAGCGGCTCTGGCTCAGTTACGGCGACGTTCATCCAGGCGGGGTTGATGGGCCAATGACAACTCCAGCACTGCCGCTCGGCGGCCTATCATACGTCGTCACCGCAGGCACGATTACAAACAGCCCCGGTGGTGGCGCAGGTTCTATCCAATACAACGACACTGGCACGTTTGGCGGATTTGTTGCCTCGGGTGATGCCAGCATTGACACGTCAACCGGCATAGTCGTCGTCAGTCAAATGACGGGCGGAACGACGCTCAACTACGTTGCCAAGACCGCTATCTACACCGCAAGCGCCACGGACTACGTCATTAACTGCACGTCAGGCACGTTCACCGTGTCACTGCCGACTGCGGTCAGCATTACGGGTCGCGTTTATGTCGTCAAGAACAGCGGCGCCGGAACGATCACCGTTGACCCGAACGGTTCTCAAACCATCGACGGTGCGTCAACCGTCGCGCTCGCCACGCAATATCAGTCGATCATGGTCATGTCGAACGGCGCGAACTGGATTGCTATCTAGCCTTTCTAAATCTTCAACCCAAGGAAAACCCAATGACTACCGTTACTTTTACCCCGCAGGAACTAAACGTGCTTCAGCAGTTGCTCGATATCGCAGTTAAGGCCGCCGGCATGCAAGCCGCAGAGGCCGCTGTTGTTCTCAGCAAGAAGCTCACAGAAGCCGCCGCGCCGGTGGCTGAGCCAGTTGCGGAGGTCGCCCAGTAATGCCCGCCGCATTGATGAGCCACATTGAAGACCCGGCCAATGAAATCCGCAAACGCATTGGCGACATCTCGCAGATCGAGGTGCTGCACAATCAAATCCTGGTTGGCGTTTACATTCGTCCCGAGAAAACCAAGGGCGGCATTCTGTTGACGTCTCAGACGCGAGACGAAGACCGCTACCAAGGCAAGGCCGGTCTGGTTCTCAAGAAAGGCCCGCTCGCCTTTGTCGATGACGACAACAACAAGTTTCACGGCCAGAACGTCGATATTGGCGACTGGGTGTTTTACCGCGTTAGTGACGGCTTCCCGCTGGTGCTCAACGGGACGCTGTGTCGCTTGCTTGAGGAAGTTCACGTTAAAGGCAAAATCCCTAGCCCTGACGTCGTGTTTTAGGCCTTCGGTGTCCGAAAGGGCATGGGTTCTAGGTCCCCGGTCACCTAGCGAAGAAAGACCGGGACAACCCTGATGCCGCGCGCTGCGGATGGAGAAACAGATGAGTGAAGAACCTGAGATTGAAGTTGAAATCGAACAGGACGCCCCTGTTGTCGAAACTAAAAAAGATGGCAGCGAAGACGCCATCGCATTTGCTATTCGTGAGCAGGCCAAGGAATACGAAGTCAAGCTCGTAGCAGAACGTGAGGAAAAGGAAGCGGCACGCCGCCGCGCCGATACCGCCGAACGTGAAGCCCGTGTTGCGACCGCGCGCGTTGCAGACAGCGATCTTGATAGCGTGACTAATGCAATCTCAATGGTCGAGATGCAACGCGAGAAGGTCAAGCGTCAGCTCAAGGACGCAATGGAAGCCGGTGACTTCGACGGCACTGTAAAGGCTCAAGAAGACCTGTCCGAAGCGATCACAAAGCTGAATGCGCTCAAGGAAGGCAAGAATTACATTGAGCAGCGCAAGTCAGAGCCCGTCAATGTTGACCCGCAGGAAGCGTACATTGGTAAGTTTACTCAACGATCGCAGGAATACCTGCGCCAGCATCGGGAACTGGTCACGAACGAAAACAAAAACAAGCGCATGATTGCTGCCCACTACGAAGCTGAAGCCGAAGGCCACAAACCGGACAGCGAAGCCTACTTTCAGTTCCTGGATAACAAACTTGGATACGCGGACGCGCCGAAAAAGGCTCCATCGCGCATGCCCGCAGGCGCGCCCGTGTCCCGCGGCAATGGCGACATTCAATCCGGCGGTAACGGCAACATCGTCAAGCTTTCGTCGGGCGAGGCTCGCGCCGCAACCGATGGATCAATTGTCTGGAACGCTGGCGCGAACAAAGGCGATCCAATCGGCGTAAAGGAATATGCACGTCGCAAGTCCCTGATGATTAAAAACGGCCAATACGCCGACGCAATGCAGTAAAGAAAGAACCCAATGGAACCCCGCACTCGTATGAACAAGCGCGAAATGGACAAAGAACCGATCCGAGAGACGGTTCGTGAGCCAAGCCGATCCAAGACCAAAGAAGTCATTGGCCGTAACGGCAAGGTATTGTCCCGCAAGCGCGGCAATAACATCGACAAGTTTCACGTCCCGGCCCACTTGATCCCGCCTGGCTGGGATTATGAATGGAAGCGTGAGACCATTTTGGGTCAGGAAGATTCGGCCCATATGCGTTCGATGTCCGAGAATGGCTGGACGCCCGTTGATGCCAGTGCACACCCCGGGTACTTCATGGCCGATACCTATACAGGCCCGATCCGCCGCGACGGCATGCTTCTGATGGAGCGCCCGATTGAGCTTACCAAGGAAGCGCGCCAGGAGGACTATACGGCGGCGCGCAACCTTATGGATTACCAGCGCCAGCAGCTCGGTCAGATGCTGCCGCGTGGGTTTGACGGCGTACGTCCTCAAGTAAAGCAGACTTATGAGCCTTCTGACGTCAATCGGCCACGGTTGGCTATTGAGGATTAACTAATACAGGGCGCATTGCCCTGTACGGACTGCGCTCAGGTGCTCTGAGTGTCTCAACCGCTCGACTTTGGCGCGCGCCAGATTAGAGCTTTTCCATGAAAGAAGGATAGACAAAAATGTCTAATACTTTTGCACCATTTGGGTATTCCCAGGTGGGTGGGAACGCGGGCGCTGCGCCGAACTTTGAGCAGGCCGCTTATCCCATTTTGTACTCTGACACTGATAAAATCTACACCGGCGACCCGGTGAAAATAGGTTCTAACGGCTACATTGCCGCTTGGACCGCAGGCACTGGTGTTTCGCAGTTGTTTGGTATATTCGCTGGTTGCCAATACCTCTCGACTTCGCAAAGCCGCGTTGTCTGGTCGCCGTATTGGCCGGGCTCTGACGTTGCCTCCGGCGCTCAGTCAAGCCTCGTTGGTTACGTTGTTCCTGTCTCGCCGGGTTCCGCTCCACGGTTCTTGGTGCAAACGGGCAACAGCAGCACCACCGCCGTTGCCGTTACTCAAGCATATGTCGGTCAGAACTCCGACGTCGCAATGGGAACCGGCAATACGCTGAACGGTCGCTCGGGTGCTTATCTTGATATTAGTACTTTCGGAACGACCTCTACGCTGCCGTTCCGTATCATCGGTCTCTATCAGGGTGTCGGCAACGGCTCTGATGCGACTTCCGCCAACAACTGGGTCATCGTTTCAGCGAATACGCTGCAGACGACTGGCATTTAAGGAGGGATAACCAATGGCTGTCTCTTTAAGTCAGATCAAGTCGGAACTCCTTCCCGGTCTGTTCGACGTTCGTGGTTCGTATGACATGATCCCGCGCCAGTGGGATAAGGTCTTTACGACCCATAAGTCCAACATGGCTCTGGAACGTTCTAGTCAGATGCGCTTCCTCGGCCTGCCGCAGCTTAAAGCGGAAGGCGGCGCCACCGCGTTCGACAATAACGCTGGTGAACGTTGGGTGTTCAACTTTGAACATCAGGAAGTCGCCCTCGGTTACGCGATCACCCGTAAGGCGATCGACGATAACCTCTACAAGGCGCAGTTCAACCCGACGAACCTTAAGCTGCAGGAATCTTTCTCGCAGTTCAAGGAAATCCAGGGCGCGAACATCCTGAACACTGCCACGACGTACAACGCGGCAATCGGCGGCGACGGTCAAGCGTTGCTCTCGGCTTCGCATCCG